CTGGTGTTGCGATTAATGTGATTAATAAGATAAGTGAGCATATTGATTTTTTTATCAACAAACCTCTCCTTTGTCGGCGGATAAAACAAAAGCCGTAACGTTCCGATGACAAGCATCTTGGGTTACGGCCTTACCTTAAAGCATAGCAAAGATTACTGAAGCAGTTGGTACAATATCGTAAACAAATCAAAATCTTTATCTCCAATATTTGGTACAACGTTAATATCTTTTTTTTGTTTCATAACGTTTGTATGCACAGTAACGCATTCCTCGCAACGACACCCTTGTCTATACCTTGTTGGTGTTCCGTGCGGTTTTAATGCAGTTTTTTTTGGTTTACTTTTAAACACACTTCTTTCTAGTGTAGTTAATCCTCCCCATATACCCCAATTCTCATTAATACCATCTTTAAGGCATTCTTTCCATACAGGACAAAGGTTACAAACTTCACGAGCAACTGCGTGGTACTGCTCTTGATTCTCTGCTTCCAATGGGGGATACCAAATGTCTACAAGTTTTCCTTTACATAAAGCGTGTTCACGCCACTCCATAAGTTACTCGTCTGAGTTTCTAATAGATAACTCTCTATACAACTTAACTATATTTTGTGAAGTTTTTTCAACAAAAATAACTAGGTCTCTCATTTTTTCATCTTGAGTTGCTAATTTGTTTTGTGCGCTTAGTAATTGTTTTTCAAGGGTGCGTATGTAATTGTACAAACGTTCCCAATTACCAAAACGAAGTTCAGTTAAAGATAAATCAGTAAGTTCAGATATCTTTTCTAAATCATATTCTGGTCTTTCTAAAAGAACGGGCAGCACATTTAGTACATTGTCCAAACGTTTTACTTCTGGAGCAAGTACGTGTTTTGGAACAGATGATGGAAACTTGTCAAAACTATGTAGGTAGTCGTTCATCGGCAGACCTCGTTGTTGAAGGATTGTCCCTTGTAACGCAGTCCCACCCACAGCCGATATATCCAGCAATGTCTACCCAGTGGTCTTTCTTAGTTGGAGTCCATGACAAACGACTTACTTTAAGTAACGCCATTAAGATGGCAACATCATGAGGTTCAATAACCAAACTACCGCGTCGCTCTGTAATTCTGGTTAAATAACTATGCCATAGGTCAGCAGTAAGACTAAAGTCTTCGTAAGGGTCTCCGTAATCTACATTACGGTCTCCTACGATTAGTGTCATCGCTTCGCGTAGTACCTGTTCACGTTCGTGTTCTGCCACGGTATCTCCCTGTTGTTTACATCTTTAACAAACTTAGCAAAGTCTAGCAGTGAATTGGCACGAAAAAACACATTGTATTGTCTATTCCACGGGTGGTCGTGTAACACTGACAATATGCCAACGTTTTGCATCTCTTGTTGATAGGTGTAGTTGTCATCAATGGACGCCGAATGTCCTTTAGACGTGTACGCCAATACGGTTTTATCATGAGTGAAATGAAGGTGGTCTGGGACAAGTTCGTGGTCATGCAACCAATCGGCAGTTTGGGACCATGCTGTGTTGGGTCTTGCTGTAATTACGTGTATTTTTACATCCAATTCACGCAACAGTTTCCAAGCCAATGTTACGTTTTCCATTGGAGATTCAGAAGCAAACAAACGGTGAGATATTGGTGCAGTTTGCATCATTGTTTCAAACGTCTGTTTGCTAATTCCCCAATCTTCATAAAACTCCCACTTTTGGGGTTCTGGAAAAGTAGTCTCTTTTAATACGTCAATGCAGTACTTTTTAAACGCGCTGATAAAAGGGTATACAACCCCATCCATGTCAATGCCTACGTCAGTTATTAGTTTTTGGTCGTACATCTTGTAACTCCATTTTTGTAGACTCGTGTTTGTTTGCACAAACTGGTGGATACTTGTTGCTTATTACTGCTACCCTATTTCCACATTTTGGACATTTGTAAGTATACGGTAAGCCTTGCATTAACTTTCCTCTGCATCTACAATACTGTCATAAAAAGAATTTGTTTCTGCTGAATTCAGCCCTCCATACGGTAATGGGTTTGCGGTGTCTGCTGCCCGTTGTCCAAACAATCTAGATAACACACCACTTGACCCACGAGCCTCAACATGAAATTTAAGCATGTCACGAGTATCATTTATTTCTTTAAACTTTTCAACCATTTCAAATACCCTATCCATTTCAATTGAAAGAGTACTATCTAACCCTTGTCCTTCTAATTCTTCTGCAAATCTGGCAAACATAACACGACTTACTTGCATCTCCAACATTGCCCTCAATGCTGCTTGAAGTTGGTCTTTAGTGCGAATCTCAATTGGTAACTTAAATGCACATTCTGTATGTTCTTTAAATGCAGGACATTTTGAAGCGAGATAACAATTATCGCACTGTCTTAAAAGTGCTCCAGAATACTTAATTACGTCTGTTTGTTGCGGGGCAATTTCTATAGATTCCCCATCATTATCAATGGTTTGCGACCCCATAGTGGTTATTGTTTCTAACCCCATTACAGGTAATAATATGCGTTCGCTTTCGTGCCGCTTTTCTGGAGGTGGGATAGCAATACTTGTACCTACGTTTTCCACATTTGAGGGGGTATGTGTTTGGTGTGAGGCAATAATTATGTCACCATTTTCAGCCTCGTCGTCACCCTTGTTTTGTGGTGTTGCAGAGGGGTCATAGCCCCCAAAAACACGCTCTTCGTAACTCTTCCAAGAACGTATAGCAAGTGTTCCAACTGCGTCTACTTCGTCAGCCATAACTTGTTCGTAAGACACTTGTAACCGTTCAATGTCGTTTCTATGTCTTTTACGAGCACTGTCTTTTTGTTGTGCGGGGTAACGACGTAAACTATGTCCAGTCCAAACCTGTGTTTCCCCGTAACGTATGGCGCTAGTCCACGAGTTTACTAATACGGAATCCCAACTAATGTTTTCAATGTGTTCGGGTTTAGACGTGATGCCAACCATTGTTGCGTTCCATCTAATAGCAATAGCATTAATTCTATTGTGTGGATGTTTAGCCAATGCTTTGTCACTAATAGCAACTCGTCCATGTCTCTGACAAATCCAATTAAGCCGTTCTAAATCTTCTCCATCATTCCAGATAGGCACGTATTTTTCGTTAAGCCATGCTCCATCATAATCTGGTCTACCAATAACCACTGTTAAGTCATTGGCATAAGTTCGCAAAAACGAATCATAACGATTTACGTCCTCGTCTCCTTCAGAAGTATAAACTAACAGTTCAGAACCATTAAACTTTTCTGAAAGGTTTAACACTTTCTTTTTTGGAATAGACAAGTGAGTTAAGTTAATACCTAATCGTGATACTTTGGCAGACAGCAGCATTGAAGAGTACATGCCCTTCTCTGCTCCACCAAAGTATATTTTCACAAAGGCATTACGATAATTGGGGTTTGTTCTCCAACCCACGCGCCAAGACAATTGTAATCAATGTACTCCATTGCTTCTCCATCTGACATACCATCTCTCGTCATCAGAACATCTACCATTTTCTCCCAAGAATAAACAGCCAATACTGGTTCATTAATTCGTTGAGAATATCCAATAAACGCTTCTTCAAACCCGTCCATCAGTAAAACGTTTTCTTCCATTTCCTCAAACTTTGAAGATATTTCATCTCGTAAGTTGTTTGTCATTACTCTTTCCATGACCTTTCTGCTTTTTTAAGTGCTTGTGTTTCAATCTTATCTGTTAACTCGTCCCACCCTACTATCTTACGATTTTCTTCCCATTCAGGGCGAACAATATATGGAATTGTAACTAATATTGTTGGTATACCTTCTGCAATTACTTTAGCCACAGTATGCGCGTCGGTGTCTACATACCAATCAATTTTAGTATGTGCTGCATGTATGGCGCGAACCCTATCAAGACGATTATCAGCACCAGTTTCCCAATGAAAGTCAATAGAGCCTGGTTTATAATTTTCTTTTTTTAACCATGACATAACTAATTCTTGTTGGTGTTTTTCTACACCATCAGCAAGCAAGCAAATTCGTCCATTGTACGTTCCAAACATCATTGCCCACAATCTTCTTCCGTGATTGTTTGGCTGACTTGAACCGATATCTTTGGCTCTGTTCGCAATAACGTCAAACGTTACAATAATCATTTATTTGTAAAGTCCTAGTTTTAACCGTTCCTTGTATGTTGGGTATTCGGCTGCTGGACAGTACATGCACAAGTATTGACGTTTATCAACAGGAACTCCAACCTTCCTACCAATTGTTTTAGACTCGTCACACCAATCAGGACAACCTTTGGTTGGTCTATTGTGTTTATTAAAGCAACGTATAGCATCCACTTTTAGTTCATCACGAAAGTCTTTAATAAATATATCGTGGTTTTTTAGTTCGTTTTTAATGGCAGTTTCAGCGTCTAATTTGCTTGCAGTATCTTTGTCGGTTCGGAAAATAAGAGCACGCCAACTTTCGTGGTCGGGATGTTTTGCCTTGTGTCTTTCCAAAAGGTCAAGCAGTTCCATGTCGTATTCAGCAGGTCCTTCGTACGGATTCATTTTATAAATGATTCCATCTGTTTTCTTGCCATTAACAACGCGCCAACAAACCATTAAACGATTAAATACTTCTGCCATATTGTGCTCCAAACGTTACGTTGTTAGTATACGTTATTCTTCTGGCATTTCCTCTTGAGTGTATTTACGTAGTTGTAAACTATCGTCCAAAGCCATGCCTAAAAACTCACCTGTGTTTGGGTCTTCTAAGTATGTAAACGGGTGGGGCAATCTACCTTTTACCCCTGCTTGACTTCCTCTTGCTACACGAACTAACGAGCCTTTATCACGTTTTATTTTAGAAACAAAAGCGTCTAACCCAGTAGGGTTCCATTCGTACACTCCACCAATACGAGGTCTTTGTGGTTGTCTTCTGGTGTCATTAGAAGTGTCATCATTCCTAGCCATATTATTAGTATACTGTAAAACTTATTAACAATCCCATTTACGTAATGCTAATGCTTTACGTGTTGGTTTACCGTTTGGTTTCTTCATAGGACCTTCCATGCCACCCATTCGTGCACAGAACGATTTGCGACGAGCAGCCGCTTTAGGTGATTTCTTTGCCTGCTTAGCAGACACAGGAGGTTTAAGGTTATGCCCTTCTTTTTTAGCAGAAGCACGACCTTTAGCATTCAAACCACCTTCAGGGTTTTTACCTTCTTTGCGTTGCCATGCAGGTGATTTAGCCATTATTTTTTCTTTTTCTTTTTAAGAGCCTTAAAATCTTCACCAGTAATCTTGCCGTGAGGAGCAGACGCTGATGCAATCTTTTTTTGTTTTGGCGATAATTTCTTTTTGTCTTTCATAATTAACCTTTCTTTTTTGCTACTGCCATATTATCTACAAGGTTAGGATAAGGGCGTCCTGCTTTCTTAGCACGAGCCTTTGCTTGTGATTTTTCAGACGAATCTAGTTTTTCTGATTTCTTTTTAGGATTCTTTTTATCCCAAACTTTCTTTTCTTTTTTCTTACCCATAACTCATATCTCCGTCTTCTCCGTATTCAGTTGGTGGTGCTTCTGGTTGATTATTAATTTCTGTTGAACCTGGAAATGCTTTTTTTAACTCATCCATAAGTTCATCGTCTGGAATAGGGTCAGTTGGTGCACGAGATGTAACACCAGGCAACATTTGACCACCTACAGTACCATAGCCAATACCTCTTTTACCTCTTATAAATGTTCTGAGAGGGCGTCGCTTTGGATTATATTCTTCGTTTTTACCTTTAGCCATTAGTTAGCCTTCTCATAATAATAGTTAGATATATAATCTTGACTTAACTTGTCTTCTTCTTCAGTAAAACTTCTAACTGGATTGTAAGCCCTTGATGGATTAGTAGGTTCTCCTTGGGTTTCAAAAGGGTCTCTGTTAGAGTGACTACGAACGGGACGACGCTTTGGATTAAACTCTTCTGGTCTTCCGCGAGCCATT